AAGTTTCAAAATCAGCCGTTGCTAATTTGATCATTTTTTCTGACGGCTTTCGGTTGCTGTTAATTTTTGTCTTGTATTGCCAAAACAATTTCCAAGCAGATTCCGTTACATGTTGAGGCGGAGAAGGAAAAGACGCTTCTTCATGCACAGTATTTCTTTTCTTCTTTAGTAGTTCTTTATGCACAGTACTACTTAGGTCTGGAATTTCGAGATCTTGAATTTTGGGATCTTGATTTTCGAGATCTGGAATTTCGGCATCCCGTACATCACTTACCAGCCAGTCCCAACCTAGAGTTTTGTCGGGCAATACAGGTCTGATTCGTTGGATGTAACCGGCTTGACGCAAGTCGTTTGTGATTGAAGTCACTCTCGACGTGCTAATTTTGAAGTGAGTCGAGATCTGCTTATTCGTTACGGTCCAATCGTCTCGGTGAGATAAGAGATAACAAAGAACCCCCAAGCTCTCAGGCTTGATCACTTCTTCTCTAAGCAGTTTATTTGGCAAGACAGTGAATCTGTCGTGTTTGGGGTTAGGTCGATAAATCATTAATACGTCGCCTCCTTGCGTCAGTTAATACTACACATGGAGATCAATCTTTCAATACCTATGGATGAAAATATTTACTTTGATATGGTTTTTATTCTTTTTCGCTCTAAAAATGGCTGAATATTGCATGTTCAGATGTGCTGTACGAATTCACAGCTACTAAAAGTCATTTTAATATGTGTTAATGCGAGGAAGGAAAGGGAATTTAACTTTAATTATTACAAGGAGTGGTAAAAATGGTAAGCCGAGACAGCAGAGCTGTATGGCTGAACCTAGTGCTATCGCGACACGGTGTCGCAGATTACGGAAGAGCAAGCGCTATAGCTAAAAAATTAACGGTATCGAACGCGGTTGTACAAGGATGGTTGGGCGGATCACTGAGTAAGGACTTAGAAGTCGCGCTTAGATTTGCCAACGAATATGGCTTCACTATCGAAGAGTGGGTTACGTTAGAGTCGAAGCCACCAGCAACTGACGATAGCTGGAAAGAGCACGTCCTAAAAGCCAAGCAGTTCGAGGACGATAACGGGGCGCTATCTGCGAAGCAATTCATGTTCATCATCGAGTTGATAGCGAACGATTCTGAAATTTATAAAAATAATAAAAAATTACTGGCGGAAGTTATTGGGAATAACTCCGACAAGCCAATAGGGGAGTAGTGAATGGATAACCTGGAACTCATCGAAACGTACAATGAGTGGGCGGAGAAGAATGAGGTAATCGTCAATCGAGACGGTCTTTCTCTTGAACTGCCACGTCATACGTCTTCCGCCTCATTCGTGACTAGGGCGCAGCTTTCATATTCGGGTGAAATTTTATGGGCTTGCGATAACTTAGAAGCTAATACGTCTGAGTTAAAAACCAACCGCGATGACAAGTGGACTTTGGTTGGAAAAAATATCCGCTGGTTTAAGGATAAACTGCCTGAAGCTTTGGAGATAAATCTGCGGCAGATTCAGCAAATCAAAGAGACCGGAAAGGCAGAGGCAGTCATTTATAAATCCGTCTATCAAGACAGATATTATTTGTGTTTAGCAGAAGGTTGGAACGATACTGTTTTTATCGAGCAGGTAAGACAGTTCCTTCTTCCTCGACATAAGTGAAACGTATGAAAGCGTGATCTAAAGGTTAAGAAGTTTAACTTCTAGATCTATTTTACATTTTAAGGTTGTAAAACTCATTAGCAGATGATTTAATTCATCTGTACTAAGGAGTATTTACATGGAAAAGTTATCTCGCGCCCACATCTGGGCAACCCTATCTAAAGTAAGCAGTAAAGATTTCTCAACTAAAAAGTTTGGAGAAATTACTTACGTCGACTGGATGTCGACACACGCCGTCATGATGTCTAAATTCCCCGAGTATCGCTGGGAGTTCTTACTAAACGCAGACGGTAGACCCGCTTTCTACTATCCAGACAGCACCGCAGAGGTTCGCTGTAAGATCACAATTGGTGAGCATGAAACGCTTACTACCCTCCCCGTTTATGGCTCCAGAAATAAGCCAATCCAAAACCCTAACGCAGACGATGTGAACACAGCCAAGCAGCGCTGCCGCTGCAAGGCATTAGCTGAATTCGGTCTGTTCCAAGATTTATGGTCTGGAATGGAGTTTGCTGGTGAGACCGACTCTGAAGCAGTAGCCACTCAAGCACCCACTGATGACCAAACGCCAACTGCTGCAACTAAAACAGCGGACGATATTTGGAGCGACAATCAGGCAACGATGATGAAAGCTGTTGATGGAGGGGAAGCCAAAAAGCTTTACAGAAAGTTTGAGAACTCCTTAAAAAACCTTGGCATTAAAGACAGCAACGACAACCGCTTAGATCAATACCTTAAAGCGCTAAAAGCTAAGGCACAGGCTGCCAAAAAGGCACAAGCGTGAGCGTTCGTGCGGTTGAGATGGAAGACATACCAGCCCACCAAGGCGGAGAGCTTTGGGTAGCTATCAGAGCAGAATCGATTAATTGCTCAACCTGCTTGGCTTGGGAAAGGGAGCACCCTTACACGTCTCCAGAAAAGATAGTGCGTGAGCAAGTCAGATCGCTGGCTAAGGCTACAAGCGAGTTCGTAATGGTCCCAGCGATTCAACACGGCAACGACAATGAGGCAGCAGCGCTCGCTTGCCTTGAGCGAGAGACAGGCTATCAGCTTTACGTTACCGGGAGTGTTCAGCATCCAGAATACAGTTGGCTGCGCGGGTCTCCTGACGGGTTGACCGGGCTGATCGGCGGCGCTGAAGCTAAATGTCCTTTCTACTCCAAGACTCCCTACAGCGTTTACGACGCAAACAAGAAAATGTATTTGTGGCAGTGCTACGCCGTGATGGAGGTATGCGACATCGAGTGGATGGATTTCATCTGCTACATAAACGATAACGTGTTTAAGATCGAGCGAGTCGAGCGCAGAACTGGTTTTCTTGAGGAGAAGGTGTCGGGTCAGTTTTTGCCGCAGCCAAGAGCAGGGAAGGTGAGGCGCATAGACCTTTGGCAGGCTTGGCACAATCAAATACACAATGAATTTCAAGACCCGGTTTTAAGAGAGCATCACTTAAAGCCTCTCAAAGACGCAACAATTTACGTCAACGACGATGAAGAATTAGACCGACTCGACGTGATCGCAAAAAGAATCGCCGTCCTCGAACACAGATCCTCAGATGATATCGACGCCATTTCTGAATTGAAAGCCGAGAGTGAAACCCTAAAGAAAAGTGTCTCTGCTCGGCACGGAACCACCGTTACTAACGGATCAATAATGGTGCAAGTAATTAAAAAAACACCACCTCTAGATTTCAAAGCAGCTTTTGAATTCTTGGGTGGGGTCGAGAAAGTTTTGGAGAACGGCTCCGATATGGAGAGCTTCAGAAAAACAACCGGCACAACTCAGGTGTCTGTAAAACCCCATAAGGAAGATAAGAAAAATGTCGGATGAAAAAGAATTTGTAGACGGTTTATTTGTAAACGCTCCAAGGGAGGGCGCTCCTGACTTTGTGAAAGCAAAGATTTCAATAAAGCGTGTAGAGCTAGGCAAGTGGCTCCAGCAAAAAGAGGGAGAGTGGATCAATCTAGACGTGAAGGTTGCTAAGTCCGGTAAGTGGTACAGCGAAGTGGATAACTGGAAGCCGAAAGGTCAGTCCGATTCTGGTGGCGGAAACAAAGATGCGTTCGCCGACGTGTTTGAAGATGATTCTCCTTTTTAGGAAAGCTGCATGGCATTGAAAATTACAAGAGCCGTCGATACCCGCCTTTATGGCGGTTTCGATTTGGACCCTACCGATCTTGAGGGAACTTTTGATCACCGGGTCTGGGTCAGAAAAGTAATTGATGGCTTCGACAACGAGCAAAGAGTTGTCGTTAATATTGAGGACTCAGACGGTATTACCGAGAAGGTCATATTAGTCGGAGAGACTCACAGCCTGAATGACAAGGTGGTTCTGACCCTTAGCGGGGTACAGAGCCATGTAGCTGATCAGCCCACTTATTGCCACTACTGCATGAGGGGTGACCTAGTTTCCAAAAGAGAAATCCCCCAAGCCAGATTTGGCATTGAAGCCCCCCGAGATTATTTAATTTTAAGACACGACGCGAGGAAGAAATGAGCGAGACAGAACTAACCAACCAAGAACGACAGATTGTCACTATCGGTGGCAATAACTTTTTTGTTGACGCGCTAACCGAGCAGCAGGTACAGCAGCTAAACACTGTGAACGACCTGTCAAAAGCGGTCAGTGCTCTTGCAAGCGCCGTGCTTGTGGTCACGAATATCAAGAACATATCCGCGCTTGCGGCTATGGGG